ATGCAATCCTTCTGAAACTTCCAATACTCTTTAGGTGCTTTCAATCTGATGTGCGTGAATACCTGTTCAGGTAATTCATAACATTCTTCAGTCTTCTTGAATATTGCACCATGTTCACGCATCTTTGACTTTAACCTATCAATGTTTTTATATGGATTTTCTTTGTCCACAATCTTGTGTTGAAAACCACCTGAATCAATTGTTGTCCAATTCACATATTGCCTGTTATACAAGTCTTCTGAAATCTTCCAACCTAGCAGGTGGACTTGTGTCCACAGATTCTCATATTTACCACCAACAGGTGTTCCTGAAAGAAGAATCACATGTGCAGGTTTCATCTTCAGGATGAATTTTGTCTGCTTTGCTTTCTGATTCTGTATCAAAGATGATTCATCAAGCATCAATGTGAAATCAGATAACTGTAGTAATTGTTTCCTTCTCCAAGCCAATTCATAGTTAATAACTGCTACAACCTTCATTGATGTCAGATAGTAGTTATCAATGAATTCCTGATAGTTCTTCTTGTTTGTAAGGTCAATCACTGCAATACCGTTATAGTGATTGTAGAAGTGATCCACCCAATCCTGTATCTTGGATTTCTGACAGATGATCAAGTTCACTTTGCATCCAAATCTTTTCATCATTTCTGACCCTGTGAAGGTCTTACCAAGACCCATGTCATGATAAACTGCAATGTTGTCAAAGTCTTTTGTTTCCTGCAATGCTTCTTGCTGATGTGGGAAAAGAGAAATCATTCGTTATTCTCCATTCTTGCTCCATCTTCAAGATAATACTCTTTTTCAATGGTGATTCGTTCATATAGTTTGTCATCAATATCAATTACTACTTTCATTTATCTCTCACCCCTCGTCTTGTCGGCTTCAATGATTGGCTTCACTCTTTCTAATGCAAACGGAATATCATAGGTTCTTGTTGCCCTCATTTCTTCCAATAATTTATCTGCATCAACAACTCTACCATGCCACTTTGGAATAGGTACACCGTTTGCTACATATACCTTTGACGTGAATGTTTTGCCACTTCGGAGTCCGCTTATCTTCACTGCATCATTCTTTAATTTTTCATAAATTTCATTATCTAGATTGATTACTACTTGCATTTTATCTCTCACTTTCTATAAAATGCGTATCTATAAAATACATATCTATTCCTAATAGTTCCATTATCCACACAGGCATAATAAGAATATAAAGAATGATAAGTATGTTCTTTATTACTCTACCTATCATCTAACAAATCCTTTATCACAAAATATACTAATAAAGCTATTAGAAAAGAAATTAAGTTAAAATTCATTATCTACCACTCACTTTCTTGTGACTCAACAAATGAAAAAATTAAAGTTCTGTCTAGCTTATTTTTTGACTTTGCACGTCTTCTTTTATATGTTGGAGTTGTTCTGAATCTCACTGAACGTTCTTTTATTCCTAGATACTTTGCGACCTCGTGGATATTTCCACAGCATATGATGCTATCTTCATCATCATTGTTGTACACTACATAGAAATTTTTCGCTTTTCTCATTCTGCATCACTCACTTTCCAAGCAGTAAAATTGTACAAAGCAACATATAGAAGTAAATTGCTCCGATCAGAGTGATTGATACGCTCTTTACTCCTCTTTTTATGCTTCTTTTCAATCTCAACTTCTTTCCTGTTTTTTTATCAACAAAGATGATATTCATTGTCTTTAGTCTCCTTTCTATGACACAGCAATTCCTGTGTATTCTGTGAATTTTTGTGGACTAATGTAATAAGTCCATTGTGTTGACATCTTAACTGCATAACCAAAAGGGAAGATTCCCTTCTGAAGACCTATTCTGATGAACTGTTCTGACACATTCATCAGTCTTGCAACAGTTGCAACTGATAACCTATTCTTCATAATCTTCTGTGTCAGTGATTTCAAGAAAATCTTTAATTCTTTGAAGCTGTTTCTGATTGGTTCTTTTACCTTTCAGTAAATCAGATACATAAGAAATTGTGATTCCTAATTCATTTGCAAGGTCTGTCATTGTCATATCCCTATCAATCAATGCATGTCTGACCTGCTTTTCAAATTCTGACATCATTTTCACCTACCTTCTTATATAATTTATTCAGCAGGTGCGTAAAAATTCAGCATAAAATATTGACAAATTGCTGAAGATGTTCTACCATATGAAGTACCACCAACATATATTTAAAACATCAAGCGACTTTTGTTTATATCAGTCTGCTGAATTAGTTCTGCACCTGACACTATGTATATTAGCAGTTCTTCAGCAGTTTGTCAACGCTTTTCGCTGAATTTCTTCAGCACATTTTAAGAAAGGAGAATTGCCATGGAATTTATAGACAGAATCAATCAATTATGTAAGGAAAGAAAGATATCCAAAAGACAGTTAGAAAGGGAAGCAGGTCTTGGTGCAGGGTCTTCATCTAAATGGAAGACATTCACACCAAATAACACAACTATGACCAAACTTGCAAATTACTTTGGTGTTTCAATTAGTTATCTGACAGGTGAATCAGAATATAAATCTGAACAAGAAGCAATGTGGGATGCACAGTATAATTCAGAAGCATTATCAGATGAATCAACAAGAATTGAAAAAGGATGCAGGATTCCTGTTCTTGATCAGGTGGTTGCAGAAATCCCAATTGAAGCTATTGAAGAAGTATTGGATTGGGAAGAAATACCATTCAGGCTTGCACAGACAGGTGAATTCTTTGGTCTTCAGGTCAAAGGTGATTCCATGTCACCAAGAATGCAAGCAGGTGATGTTCTGATTGTCAAACAACAGTCTGATGCAGAATCAGGTGATATTGTGATTGCACAAGTAAATGATGATAGTGCCTGTGTGAAGAAGCTATTGAAACAGGATGGTGGTATCGTTCTTCAGTCTTTTAATCCTACATATGCACCAATGTACTTTTCCAACAAAGACATCATTGAAAAGCCTGTTCAAATTATTGGAAGAGTCATTGAAAACAGACAGAAATTCTAAGAAGGGATGTGATAATATGTCAATGCGATTCAGGAAGACAATCAAATTGGGGAAAGGTGTGAATCTGAATTTCAATAAGAATTCCGTTGGAATGTCTGTTGGAAGTAAAGCAGGAAGAATCACTGTGAATTCAAAAGGAAGAAAGACAACAACTATGCATACACCAATCAAAGGTGTCAGTTTTGTCAATACACAGTCATCTTCAAATAAAACACCTTCAGAAGCTATTTATGTTCCACCAAAAGAAAAGAAGAATCTAAAGACAAGTAAAGGAATGATGATTGCAACAATATTTCTTGGATGGTTAGGTGTCCAAAGATATGCATCAGGTCAAATTGGTTTAGGGATTCTTTACACCTTGACATTGGGACTTTTTGGAATCGGATGGATTTATGATATTTACAAGGAAATCAAGTCCGTGCTGTTCTAGGTGTTCTTGGTGTTCTTGGTGTTCTTGGTGTTTTATCTATAATACTTTTAAGAAAATAAAGATGAAACACTAAAGAAATAAAAAAAATATAAATATATATAGTAGTATACAACCAAGAACACCAAGAACAGGAGAACACCAAGAACAAAAAAATAAGACCCAACTATTGGAGTAGTTAGGTCTTATCAAAGGATTGTGCTATACACACAAATTTAACCAAAATAAGTATAACACAACCCTTTGTTAAAGTCACCCAATTTTAAGAAAGGATGTGTTTATTTATGCGTTTACCAAATGGTTTTGGAAGTGTTTATAAGTTATCAGGAAACAGAAGGAAACCTTGGGTTGCAAGGAAGACAACAGGATGGACATTTGATGAAGAAAAACAGAAGTCTTATCCAATCTATGCTTTTGTTGGATATTATAAAAGTAGAAAGGAAGCATTGACCGCCCTTGCAGAATACAATAAAGATCCTTATGACTTACACCACAACACAATCACCTTTGCTGAAGTATTTGAAAAGTGGTCTGAAGTGCATTTTACAAAGGTGTCAGAATCAAATGTGAAAGGATATAAAGCGTCATTTAGGACATGTGAGAAATTGCACAACATGAAGTTTGTAGAAATCAAACTTGATCACCTGCAACAGGTAGTTGATGAATCAGGAAAGAACACACCAACACTGAAGAAGATGAAAATCCTGTTTGGTCTGATGTATGACTATGCAGTGATGCATGAAATTGTGACTGCTGATAAAAGGGATATGGTCAGATATGTTGATATCACCAAGGCAGGAAACCCAAATGCATACAATAGAAAACCATTTAGCAAGAAACAGATTGATATGGTTTGGAATGTAAAGGATTCTAATATTTATTATTCTGTTATCCTAATGCTGATTTATACAGGTGTTAGAATTAGTGAATTACTAGATCTAAAAAAGGAAGATGTGCATCTTGATGAAAGATGGTTCTATGTAAGGGAATCAAAGACAAAATCAGGAATAAGAGAAGTTCCAATTGCTGAAAAGATTGTTCCATTCTTCCAATATTGGTTAGATAGGAATTGTGAATATCTGATTTGCACACCTGATGATAAGCATTTTCGTTATAGAAACTACTATGACAGTTATTGGACACCACTGATGGAAGAATTAAAACTTCAGCACCGCCCACATGATACAAGACACACCTGTGTGTCATTGCTTACTGAAGCAGGTGTTGATGAAAGAATCATCAAGAAGATTGTTGGTCATAAGGGACAAGGTGTCACACAAACAGTTTATACACATATTGAATTACCATTCAAACTTGAAGCTATAAATAAGATATAAAAAAAAAGACCTGATATAACAAATTGTTACATTAGGTCTTTTATTTTAGAATATATTTATTTTCTTGTTTCTAGTGTGTTACTAGCATGTTACTATTAGACACAAATTCTTAGATTTTGACAAAAAGAAAAGACCCAAGGAATGTTGAATTTCCTTGGGTTTCTTATTGCTCTCCTCAGCAATAAATTAACGTTTAGATAATTCCAAAATAACTGTGTTCCTTATATTATAAGGCTTTCTGATGTGTTTGTAACTCTTTTGTTACTATCATGTTACTAATGCAAAAGTCTGTTTACTTCTGCTTGAACAGCAGAATCATCCTAATACCATCTTCTTGATGTTTTTTTCTTGACTCTTCCTGTGTTTTATCTTTTTAATTTCTTAGCATATGCAAGTGATTTTTTACCAAACATTCCATTAATCTTTTTAAATCCGCAATGACGCATGAATTCATTTACTGCTTCTACAGTCTCATCTTCATAATCACCATCAGCACCATACTGTTTTAATGGATATCCTGCCCAAATCAATAAGTTCTGAAGTCTTTTTACTTCTAATCCTTTATCACCTTTCTTAAAATATCCTCTTTTTGGTAATTTAGGAAAAACTCCATCATATTTTTTTGGTGCTTTTTTTACAGTATTTACACGTCCACCACTTAAAATTGCTCCAACATGGTGTGCAACTTTATTAAGTATATCACCATTTCTTTGCCACTTTATAATTTTGGTATGATCGCCATTCTTATAGTGCTTTGTAAAGAATGTAAAATCTTTTGGATATTTAGATCTGATATCATCTTCCAATGTTGAAGTCGTATTTAGCGGATTGATCTTCTTAAATCCAGCAACGATAAGACCGCAAGAAACTAGCGATGAGCAATCACATTCACATTTTTTTTCTAGTCTTGTGTAGTTGTAATCTAATCTTTTTAATTCATAATTCAAAGTCCATCTTTCGGATTGGTCATATCCGACTAAAGATGTACTGCAAGCCCACTTCATAAAATTGATAAATTTTTCTCGCTTTTTTTTGTCTTTAATGCGGATGCATACATCCCATCCGCCTTTATAAACATAAGCCTCTTGCGTGGAAATTTCTTTGGCTGTCTGAGATCCAGCCTTACCACCGCTTATTTTCCCACGTTCATCAATTCTAGCACTACCAAAAATCATTTATAAGCCCTCTTTCTCTTCTAATTTTTCTAATTTTTTTTTGAAATAACTTATGCATTGTTTGACATATTACTACCCATTGTCTTTATTTTTTAGATATTCATCAATCATCTTATTCATTTCTTTAATTTTTTCATTTAGGTCATCACTGTCTTCATTGCTAATAATAGAATTTGAGACATTATTGATGACGTTCTCAATTTTTTTAGGGATTGGTACTCCTACCAAATCGAGATTTTCAAGTACAGATACACCTTCCATAAAAGCAATATAGAAACTTACACAGTACAGAATTTCAACTGGTAGCGTTACCGCATAGCATACTACACCGACTGCAACGATAAGCATCATTTCGCCAACTTTTTTTACAATTCCGTTTCTCATTTTTGAGCTTTGCACTTTTTTTGAAGCCCATGCATTAGCAAATCCTGTAATGATATCAATAGCCATCAAAATGGCAGGCAACAAGAAAGACCACCCAAAATTCACATAATGCAATTTTCCAACAATCTTAATAATTTCAATCATCTCCATTTTTCTCCTTTGTACTTAAAAAAAGGCTGTACTTTTAGTACAACCTTTAGATATTTAATTGTGTTGACGACTTATGCCTGACCTGCTAAATCACGACAATCAAGGTCAATCAGAACCTGAATAACCTTGTCCTTGATTCTTGCAGGGACATCATCAATTGTCTTCACACCTTTGATAATAAGTGTTGCATATACGACTGCCATGTTTTCCACTTCCTTTCTAAATAAAATATTTATGATAAGATTGGTTATCAACCTTCATCACCTACTTCAGCAAGTTCAGGATGACCTTCTTTGATCAATTCCTGCCTGACTTCATCTTTGATTCTTGTTGGTACATCATCAATGGTTTTGATTCCCTTGATGATAAGTGTTGCATAAATCTTCACCATGACAATTCACATCCTTTCTATGCTAACATTTCATACACGTCACACAGTGCAACCTGTGTCTGTGTCATCTGTTCTTCAAGACTTGCATTCTTTTCTGCCTGAATCCTGATATATTCATCTTTGTCATACTCTGTCAAAGTGAATTCATACATTGTGACTTCATCATCTGATTCAGGATTCTTCACCTTGATTTCAGTGATATTTTCATAGCTGAAGACCTTTGATTCAGTGATTTCCACATCTTCAGGTTTCACTGTGCTTCTTTGTGTTCCATACTGTTTCATGCTACTTTTCCACCTTTCTTGACATTCAATTCATAATATTTAGTTGCATATGGAATCAATGGTTCAACATATTTCTGTGTCAGTCTGAAACAATTTCCATGCTTAGTCCAACCTTTGTAAGAATTTATTGAACACCATTCTGAATAGTTCATCATGTTCCCTGATTCAACTTTCTTCTTTATCTTTACCATTTTCTTCTTCATGTCTTTACAGGTCTGCTTTCTTAGTAACACATAGGAAACAAACACTCTATAACCAAGGTAATCAATACCCCTGACATAAGTTGGAAACACTTGATAATTCTTCTTGATTTTTAACTTCATATTTTTATGAAAGTATTCATTGATTTCATTCAGCAACTGATGCAGTTCTTTCTTAGTTCTTGCAAGAATTACAATGTCATCCATGTATCTGAAGTAGTATTTGACATGCTTGACTTCTTTTATCCAATGATCAAAATCACTAAAGTAATAATTCCCACTATACTGCGACAGATAGTTTCCAATTGGAATCCCTGTGTTTGGGTCAATGTCTTCATCTAACAACCATATTGAAACAAGGTCTTCATCTTCTGCTGTATTGATTGAATCAATGATTTCATCAAGAATCCAAAGAAGGTCATTGTCTTTGAACATCTTTCTGTATTTCTGTTTCAGAATGTCATGATTCACTGATTGATAATAATGTCTTGCATCTATCTTCAAACAATATTGACAGTTTGGAACATCATGTTGAACTGCTTTCATTACCCTGCTAAGTCCTTTATGAATTCCCCTGTCAGGTATTGCTGAAAAGGTATCAGAAATAAGGTGCTTGATCAAATATGGTTCAATTACCTGCAAGATTGCCCACTGTGCGACCCTGTCAGGAAAATAAGGAAGTTTATAAATCTTTCTTGTCTTCCCATGCTCATTTTTATAGAACACTTCATATTCAGAT